CGAACCACCCGACCAAGAAGTTCGTGGTGGTAGCGAAGGTGGGGGACAAGACTAAGACGATTAGGTTTGGCGATGCCAAAATGAAGATCAAAAAGAATCAGCCTGCCCGAAAGAAATCTTTTCGTGCCAGACATAAGTGTGATACAAAACCACCTAGCAAACTGACTGCAAGATACTGGTCCTGCAAAAACTGGTGAAAATATGAAAGTTAAAGCACCCAAAGGCTATCATTGGATGAAAGACGGCAAAAGTTACAGTCTTATGAAGAATCCACCTGGGGGATACAAGCCGCATAAGGGTGCATCTCAATCAGCAGATTTTAAGGTTCAAAAAGTCCACAAAGCCAAATAGGAGGCTGCTATGTATCATGGTGCAATGAAACCTAAGAAAAAGAAGAAAAAGAAGACAAAAGCTAAGAAAAAGGCTAAGAAATAATGCCTAAAGCTAAGTATTCTGCCAAGCAAAAGAAGCTGGCTAGGGTTGCCCCGCCAAGGGACAAGATTACTGGTGCTGATTTAAAGAGGCTGAGAAAACGTGGCAAGAAAAAAAGCTAAGGCTAAGGCCAAGAAGAAAGGGTCGATACCTGATAACGTAAAGAACAAGGCTCTTTACTCTAGGGTTAAGGCTGCGGCCAAGCGTAAGTTTGACGTATATCCTAGTGCCTACGCCAATGCGTGGTTGGTGCGGGAATACAAAAAGCGTGGCGGGACGTATGGCTAAGCCAAAAGGCGGTCTGACCAAGTGGTTCAAGGAAGATTGGGTTGACATCAAGACCGGCAAGAAGTGTGGTCGCAAGAAAGCCAAAGGATCTAAACGTCCATATCCTGCTTGTAGACCTAGGGCTGTAGCCGCAAAAATGACCAAAGCTGAGAAAGATGCGGCGAAGCGTAAGAAAACAGGCCCAAAAGCCATAAAGTACGCAGTTACGGCATCAGGTCGAAGAAGGAAAAAGAAGAAGTAATGGATCGAGATGACGAGGCGTACTACAACAGTTATTTTGACTTGTTTAGAACCGATGGCTGGAAGCAGCTTATTGGAGAGTTGACACAGAACGCGGCGACTATTAATAATGTCACCGTTGTTAAGGACACCCAAGACCTGCATTTTAGGCAGGGGCAGTTAGAAGTATTGCTATATCTGTTGAAGTTTGAAGATTCAATAAACAACAGTTATGACGATTTGGTAGGAACAGATGATTAGGGTTTTTGACTTTAGGTGCGAAAACGGTCATTTGTTTGAAGAATTTGTAGACAGCACAACTACAACCCATAGGTGCGGTTGTGGCGCTATAGCTACAAAAGTCGTTTCGGCGACTCCGTTCGTGCTAGATGGATCTACTGGGGATTTCCCTGGACGCCACATGAAGTGGGTACGCGAACATGAGGAAGCGGGACGAAAAGGAAGGGAGGCTCGCCGTGAGGCTGGCTAACCTTAATATCTCCATAACCTTTGATAAGGCGGGGCTAAGTTAAGTAATGTCAAGAGCGACAATTATTGATGAGCGTCCAGATGAGGAGGACACCACAGCACCGGAAGAATCAACGATAGAAGCTGTTGAGGCCCCTGTAGAGGAACAACCTCAATCGCCTGAAGTGCCAGAAAAGTATCAAGGTAAATCTGTTGAAGAATTGATACAGATGCACCAAGAACTTGAAAAGTTTTCAGGCAAGCAGCGGAACGAAGTTGGTGAACTGCGGCAAGTGGTTGACAACTACATCCAGACAGAACTCTCGGCTAAAGAAGCACCTGAGCAACAGCAAGTAGATGATAGCGAAGATGTTGATTTCTTTGTTGATCCTCAAAAAGCTGTGGATAGCCGTATTGCTAACCACCCCAAGATCAAGGAAGCGGAGGCTTACACTCAACAGGCAAAACAACAGGCCACTCTTGCACAGTTGAAATCCAAACACCCAGAGATGGAGACGATACTGCAAGACCCTAAGTTTGCCGAGTGGATCAAAGGGTCAAAAGTTAGGACAAAGTTATTTGTAGATGCTGACCAATTTTATGATTATGACGCTGCGGATGAACTGTTTACGCTTTTTAAAGAGCGTAATCAGGTTGTTCAACAGACTGCTAATGCAGAACTGGCGGCTCGTAAGAATACTGTGAAGTCTGCTGCTACAGGTAACGCTCGCGGTTCCGCAGAAGGGTCAAGGAAGAAGGTCTATCGTCGTGCTGACATTATTAGACTGA